TGTAAAAAGACTTGTAGATGCTGGAGAGTTAGACGAGGTAACTCAAAAGAAAGTAACTAAATACAACAATAAAAGAGCTGCAGATCTTTCAAGAGAAGCTAATATTGAAAAAGTATTAATTAAAAATACAGCATTAGCGGAACAAGCAGTACAAAGAGCAAAAACACTTGCAATTAATAGACCAAATTTGCAGATGACGGCTAAAACTTTTTACGATATTTTATCCGATCTTGATCCAAAAACATTTAAACCAGATATACCTGACAGCACTAAAAGAAAATTAGTTGCTAGGTTAGCAGTCATAAAACCAGAATTAAAAAATTTTTTAGCTCCTCCAGGTAAAGAAGTAGGTGGTGTAAGATATGATCCAGAAACATTAACAAGACAAGTAGAAGGAGACGCAGCTTTAAAAAGAAAAGAATTAATTGAAAAATTTAAAGAAAATTATCCTGATGAAGTAGTAACTGATATTTACGATCCAGACAAACTTCTTAATACGGCAGATAAAGCAGGCGTGGTGCCTTTGTTACAAAATCCTAAATTTAAATTTTATGAATTTTTAGATGCAACATTTCCTACAACTGATTTAGATACTTTATACAAAAATATTCGTATTGATGATCCAGCTGATTTAGCAAATCCTGCTCAAAGAATGTTTAATGAATTTAAAAAAATGGAAGACGTTCGTAAAAGAGTAAGTCCTTTAATTAGGCCATTTTTACAAAGAATTTTTCCAGCAGAGGCTGGACGAGGTGGTAAGTCTGCCTCTGTTCAAATTGCACACACTTTTGAAAAATTAAAACTTACTCCTCCTAAAAGAGGTTCTAAAAAAATTGGTTTTGATCCAGAAAAATATATTGGACAAGGTGTAAATCCAGATTTTTTATATCTTGATATATCTCCATACAATATTGGTATTCAAAGAAGATTAGAGAGTATAGCTAACAAAGCAGGATTACAAGGAGACTTTGACAAGCTTGGAAAAATACAAAGACTCTTTGAACAGATGGGTGTTGAAGGACAGCAAGCTGGTATTACTTTAGGAAAATCTAGAAAACTTTCTACAAAATTAAAAGGGTTGATTATAGAATTACAAAGACAAGGTGATCCAATACCAGAGCTTGATGATTTACGTGAAGCTATTAAAATTTTAGAAAGCTCAGGCCCAGAGGGTTATGCTTTAGGTGGATCAGTAAACACTGATGAAGATATTTTTGAGGACGTTCAAGTTGCAAATTTAAAATTACCTTTTTGGAAATTATTTACTAAGCCACCTGTAAATGAAACAGCACCGATACCAACACCAAAAGAAGATTTAAACAATCCAACAAAGAAACAAAAACAAAGCTTAGAACAGGAAAAGATAAACAAACAAGAAGATATATTTGATCCTACACCAGAAGATAATGCGATTGTAAATCTGGTAGACGATGTTACGGGCATGGAAATAGCTACAACCCCTAAAACAAATCAGCCAATTACAGGAGTATTTTATTCTGATATAGAAAGAGTTTTAGCAAGACCAGACACGCCAGGTACATTTTCTAGTAAAAAAGAATTATTAGATTTTTTTAGAAAGAATAGAATCAGAGATTCTGAATTTAGAGATTACCAGATTGAATCGTTGCTCCGTATTTATGATGAGAATACACCGATACCAAAACAACAAGTCATAGATCATTTACGTCAGTCACCGATTAGAGGTATGCATGTTCATGCTACGGGTCGGGGGTCCGAGATCATTAATCCGTATGGCGAGAAACCTACAGCATATGAAGGCTACGCAGAACCAGGATACATATCAGGCACGCAACGTGAAAGAGTTTTATATATACCAAATGAAAAAATACCAGGCGATTCAGGTTCATATCCCGTTGGAATATTTCCAGGAGAATCAATTTCGAATCATGCATTTGGTATACCTAATCAAGATGATGTGTACGTTGTCGGTTGGTCACGGCTCACGGACCGTAATGCTATTCTACCAACAAAGATAGCAGCAACGAAAACACAATCAAAGATACCTGGCCTCACTCGTGAAAGAGAAAGAGTGCAAAGACAACTTTCTGGTTTATATGCTGAGGCAATAAACAAATTAAATAGAGAAGGTGTAAGAAGAGGTTTAAATCAAGCAGACCTTGACGTCATAAATGATTTATCTTTGGAGAGAATGCTTGTTGATTATGGAGACTCTTTAAATGAAATAAGCCCAGGTTTAGTTGATCAGATAGACGAGCTTATTGTTAAAGCGAGAGACTTAGATACAGACATAGCAAAAGGATCAGCAATAGATACAAGCGGCGTGGTTCGTGTAGCATTTGCTGATGAGATACAATCAGATATTATGCAAGCGGCAGCTGGTCGAAAACAAAAACTTGTTGCCACTTTAAGAAAAATACAAGACGAAGGCAAAGAGTCAACAACACTGCCACAATTAAGTCGAATAGGTAATCAAGCACTAGAGTTTTTTGAGGAAAACAAATCAGTGTTTAGACCATTAAAAAGATCACAAACAGAAGTTGATTTAATTGGAGAAAAATTAGTTAAGCTAGATGCCGAGGTAGATGAGATCATTAACAGATATATTGAAACAAGAGAACTTGATCCTGCTTCTGTTACAAGATTAAAAGAGGCATTAACACAAAACATTGATGAAATGATAAACGAACTTATTGTGATTGATAGCAAAACATATGACGGATTATTTCCTGACATACCGTTTAAGAAAAGAGAAGAATGGGCCGATGCTCTAATTAAAAAAGATTTGTTTGAACTTGCATACAGAAAATTTGTTTTAAAAGAAGAGAATGTACCAGAATATTATGCTGTTACACCTGATCAGTTTGTTATCGACAGATACAATTTTAAGGGTAACTCTGCTACACCGATGGATGTAAGAGCTGCAGATAAGAAGGCACAAATAGATTATTTTACCGCTAGAGGTGAGTTTAAAGGTTCAGAATACAAAGGTATTGGCATGTCAGAATTTTATGGTGGCCCAAATGCTAAAACACCAGACGGTAAACACTATACATCAACCATAGAAAAAATACTTAAAACACAAGCAAAGTCTAACAACTCAGAACTTGTTGTCCTTAATGTGCAAACTAAAGCTGGTGCAAAAGACATATTTAGAATTACAGATCAAAACGGTAATATGGTAGCTACTCTATCTAATAGAAATCAAGCTGAAACATTAATAAATAACAATCCAAATTATAGAATGGAGAGAGTTTCTGTACCTACTGATAAAAATACAACACCATCTTTTGCTATCAAAATTACAGAAGAAATGCTAGAACCATACAAAACCCACAAAGCCAAGGGTGGACTTGTTGAGATGATTGATATATTTGAGGTAGCTTAATGGTTGAAAGAAGAATTACAGGTGAACCAACAGAGGTCGTATCTGAGTCGATTACTGTTGAAACACCAGAAGATGAGTTAACAATAGAAAACGTTGAAATGACAGATGATGGCGGAGCTATCATCAATCCCGTTGAAACACCACCAGAAGATAGATTTGATGCAAACTTAGCTGAGTTTATTGATGAAGAGGATTTACAAAATTTATCTTCAGATCTTATGCAGGAATACAAGGATGATAAATCATCAAGAGATGAGTGGTATGATTCATACTCTAAGGGTTTAAAACTACTAGGATTTAATTACGAAGATAGAGCACAACCATTTCAGGGTGCAAGTGGCGTGACACATCCTCTATTAGCTGAGACTGTTACACAATTTCAAGCACAAGCATACAAAGAATTATTACCAGCTAATGGACCTGTAAGAACACAAATTATTGGTGAGCAAAATGCTCAAAAAGAAGAACAAGCACAGCGTGTTCAAGAATTTATGAATTATCAAATTATGCATGTCATGGAAGATTTTGACCCAGATTTGGACCAGATGTTATTTTATCTACCTTTATCAGGATCAGCATTTAAGAAAATATATTTCGATACCACACTTAACAGAGCCGTATCAAAATTTGTTCCAAGTGAAGATTTAATTGTTCCCTATAGTGCAACTGATTTAGCAACAGCTGAGAGAGTTACACATGTAATCAAAAGAAATGAAAACGAAGTTAGAAAGATGCAGGTGCAAGGTATTTACAGAGATGTTGATCTTCAATACCAAGACGAACCAAGCAATTCCAACGTTCAAGAAGCTGTAAATAAACTAGATGGTGTAAGACCTACTGGTTCAGCATATAAGAATGATGTTTATACTTTACTAGAAATACATTGTGATCTTGACATACCTGGTTACGAAAATGACGACGGAATAAAATTACCATACATCGTAACAATAGATGAAGGTTCACAACAAGTATTGTCGATCTACAGAAACTTTGAAGAAGAGGATTCATTTAAGAAAAAGAAACAATACTTTGTACATTACAAGTTTTTACCTGGTCTAGGGTTCTATGGTTTTGGTCTGATTCACATGTTAGGTGGTTTATCTAGAACTGCAACGTCTGCTCTAAGACAATTAATAGATGCAGGGACATTATCAAACTTACCTGCAGGATTTAAAGCTAGAGGTTTAAGAATACGTGATGATGATAATCCGTTACAACCTGGTGAATTTAGAGACGTGGATGCACCAAGTGGTGATTTACGTGCAGGTTTATTACCGTTACCATACAAAGAGCCAAGCGCAACTTTGTTTCAACTCTTAGGTTTTGTTGTACAGTCAGGTCAACGTTTTGCCACAATTGCTGATCAGAAAATAGGTGACAGTGTTGCTGCTAATGCACCTGTTGGTACTACAATGGCTTTGATTGAGCGTGGTTCAAGAGTGATGAGCGCAATACATAAAAGATTACACTATGCACAAAAGACAGAATTTAATTTATTAGCTAAAGTTTTTAAAGATTTTTATCCACAAGTTTATCCGTACGATGTAGGCAAAAATGCTGCTGCTGTATTCAAAGCTTCAGATTTTGATGAGAG